AATCAACCCCCGGTCGATTGATGCTGTGAGAGCAGGCGATTGTGGCTGTGAGAGCCACATTCGATTGTGGCTGTGACAGCATCACTACCATAGTACATAGATAATACCAAGAGCGTTTGACGCTCTGTTGGGGAGCGTCAACGCCCGGAGCTTGAACACGGGCGGACTTCGCCCGTGCCTGTATCTGGATCACCGTTGGAGCGAGCGAGCGTCAGCGAGCGAGCTAAGTTAAGTAAAGGGGTAGTGGTTACCGTGGCCTACGCCGTAGGTACCCGTAGGCGTACCATCACGTTGTCCGAAGGCAGGGCCCGCGCTGTCCGCAGTGCCGTGGAATTGATCGGCCTCCGTAGCTCTGAGGCGTTCATCTCCGCTGCTATAACGGAGAAGCTACAGCGCACCTTCGAAGCTCAGCTTGCGGAGATGCCGTGACCAAGGAGAGGGCGCTCCGCCGTCAGCAGTACCTAGCGAGCACCTTCGGCTACTTCTCCGGAGTGCAGCGTCAGACCGATGGCGAATACGAGCTGTACATTCCTCCGCCGTCGTGGGTGTACGCGTCGTCCGCTGGTGCACCGTCGAAGATTGTGGAGGAACCGGTGTTCTACGTAGACTCCGATGGTAATGAAGAGCCGCTGGTATTCGAGGACCCGCTGTGACGCGGCGCAGATATTCGGACTGCGCGCATTGCGGGTGCAAGATCCAGACCTCGTCAATCCTCGGCTGGACTCATGCCAACGGAGCGTGGTACTGCTTCCCCGGTGACAGCAGCAGCATCCTGTCAGCGCATGCCAGCGACCGCCGTCCGCATACCGTACTCTTCTGCGATACCTCGCGGAGTAACGTTGGCTACTGAACATGCCACTAAGTTGACCATGTGATCAGTGACCATGCGACCGGTCATCAGTGACCGGTCACCATGGCATGATGACATCAAGTAAAGGGTGCAAATTTGCACCCTTTGACATCTGCTGAAGATGCAGCCGACTTGCTGAACGTCTCCGAGCACTTTCAATACGTGCCTTCGTTCGTCTGGGGTCCTGGCGGGCGGTGACCACCGTCCCTCCGGTGACCATGCGACCGCTGACCGGTCGGAGTCCCTTGCATTCGCCTCCGCGTTCGAGTTCAGCGCTCTGACCTGCGAAGATGGATTGAAAACTTCCGTCCGTTTTTTAGCTGGGGCCTTTCCAGGACCCCATGGTCATCCGTCATATTATCTAGAGCCCCAGTGATCCCACAGCGTTTCCGCAGGTCAGGAGGTGTACAACCCCGTGAGACTCCCCTCTTCCACTATATCCGGGCTGCCGATGAGCGACAGCCGCCGCTGCAAGTGCGGTAAGCACACCGGAGAAGAGCGCTGGCATATGAAGACCACCGGTTACACCTACCATGGCTGCCGATGCGATTACTGCAAAAACGGATGGGCGCAGTACAATTACCACCTGTACCACCGATAAAGGTTTAAGATTTCCGGCTGGGGCTTTCCCTGTGGCCTCTAGCCGGGATAGCCAGGGGTTTTTCAGATTCTCCCCTGGCAACTGGGGCCGGGTGATTCCCGGGGGCTCTTGCCTCCCGCCGGTTGAGTCCCCGGTCCCACCACAGACTTCCCCGGCCGGATGGCCACTGAGTGAGCTTCTTACCCCGGCAGTCTAGTCATTGCTGTCGGCGGCTTCTTTATCACTCAGATGGCGCTGAGGCATTCGGCCGGGGGACCATATTCCGTTGCAATCCTGTAGCGGGACAACGGCGCATTAGCGCCGGGCTTCGCCACGACGATAAGCGCAGGCCATAACGTAATCGTTGTGTCCCGGATAGACGGCCATATCGAATCCGGGTCACGGTGGACGGAAGAAACCATATTACTACCGATTGGTGAAGCAGCAATGAATGTAGAAGACCCATCCTGGGTTGAGGGTATTCCGTGGTACGAGGAAGGCCAATCTCCCGATATTCGCCTTCCCGCCGTGCATGGCACCGAAACCATGGTGAATACCGGCGTCAATCAGGCTATCAAGCGCGAGATTGCCGGTGAAACCAGGCCAGGCGGGAATCTCCGCGCCATGGCGTTCGCGCAGATGGCGCGTGACGCGCTTAAAGCCGCAGGACACGAGACCCGCAGCACAACCCGTAAGGATGAGACCGACGTGACTATTGACAACCTGATTGAGCAGTACGAAGGCAAGGTCCGCGCCTCCAAGCGCGCGGCCATCGACATCAAGGACATCGCTGAGGAAGAGGGCAGGGGCCTGACCCGCGATGAGCGCCGTCAGCTTGCCGATATTGAAGAGCAGATCGAGAAGGACAAGCAGGGCGCGGCCAGGGCCCGTGCGCTCAAGGTGGAGGAAGACCAGAACGATGCGGCCATGCAGGAAACCTACCGCCTGGACACGAAGACCATGACCTACAAGAATGCCCGCGGAGAGGTTCAGAACCCCGCCAATACGGATGGTGGCAAGCAGCGGGGCGCGTGGCCTTACCGCAGCAGCGTCCGCAACAGCGGCAAGCCTGCCTACGACCAGGTTATGCGCGTCGGCCAGGAGCCGCACACGTATTCGCGTGACATCGACCCGGAGTCCAAGGGCGAGCAGTTCCTTTCCGACGTTATCGGCGCTTACCGTGGCATCGGGGACGCTCAGGAGCGGATTGCCCGGCACCAGCGGGAATGGGAAGTGGACAACCCCAAGCGCCAGGCCCGTGCGGCTGGCGACGTGGTTTCGTCCGGTTTCCCCAACCTGATTGTCCCGCAGTACCTCACGGACCTGTACGCGGCCAAGCCGAGCAACGCCCGGCCTTTCGCTGACATGTGTACTCACAAGGACCTGCCGAGTGAGGGCATGAACGTCGAGCTGGCCAAGGGCAACACGGTTACGACCGCTGCGCTTCAGAGCTCGGAGATGACCGCCCCGGCTGGCACGTCGCACGACGATGACCCGCTGGAGCTTCCCGTCCTGACCGCTGAGAACTGGCAGCAGGTTTCCCTTCAGGCAATTCAGCGCGGCAGGGTGACCGAGCAGATTATCCTTAACGACCTTCTCGACGGCATGCACACGCTGATTGACTCGACGCTGCTCACGCAGGCGAGCACCGGGCTGTTTGCTGCCGGTACCCGGCTGACCTACGACGACGCCGCGCCGTCGATCGCGAACATGTACCCGTCCATGCTGAAGGCGGCATCCCAGATTCAGGGGACGCTGCTCAACCGCGGCGCTCCCAGCCACGTGGTCATGCACCCCCGGCGGTGGTTCTGGCTCCAGGGCCAGCTCACCTCCCAGTGGCCGTGGATGACCCAGCCGGGTGTCTCCGAGCAGAGCTTCGGCGTTAACGACGCCAACGCCTATGCTCAGGGCCGCGCCGGGCGTCTCCCGTCCGGGCTTGACGTCATCGTGGATGCCAACGTGCCGACCGCGTGCCTCGCTGGCGCGCAGACGGGCGGCACCCAGGACACGGTGTTCGTGGTCCCGCAGAGCGAGTGCCTGCTGTTCGAGGCCCCGCAGCGTGAGGTGTTCATCCGCGCCGAGCAGCCGCTGGCGAAGAACCTCGGCCTGCTGCTGGTGTGCTATGAGTTCTTCGCCTACACCTTCCAGAGGTATGCATCCAGCGTTATGCAGCACATCGACGGAACCGGCACGGTTGCACCGGCTGGCTTCTAGTCCTAAATAAATATCCAGCGTTTTCGCTGACGAAGACAAGGCCCCGGCCCGGATGATCCGGGCTCGGGGCCTTCTTTGTTTTGGAAGGTAATTTCAATGGCAAGTAACACTCGCAGGGTCACCCTGGGTGTCTTCGGCGACATCCGCGATTTGCAGTCAAAGCTGAACTGGGTTAAGTCGAAGAAGGACAGCCTGGAGAAAGACGGCGTCAACGTACCCGTCGACGCCGACACCGCTAAGGCGGGGATCGACCTGGACAAGCTCCGGGAAAAGCTATCCCTTCTGACGACCCGTGCTAACAGCGTAAAGATAGGTGCTGACGATAAGCAGGCCCAGGCCCAGATGGACAGCGTCCGGGCCAAGCTGATTCTTCTCGACGGGAAGGTTACGTCACCACGGGTAAGCCTCAACGGGGCTGCCCGCGCTATGGCGGACCTTTCCTTGCTTGACGTGGCGCTGGACAAGATCGGCAGTAAGAACGCCTCCGGGTCCGCTGGTATCGGAAAGCTGTCCGGCCTGTTCGGTGAACTAGGCTCGGCCACGGAAACGCTGGGTACGTCCCTGCCCAAACTGGGCCTCGGGCTTGGCGTTGTCGCCATCGCCGCGCTGGCGCTTACCGGCCCTGTCACCGCGATAGCCGCCGGGCTCGCCGGGTTCGGCATCGCAGCCGTCCCCGAGGTCATCCGGCTTAAGAACGCGCTCACCGAGACCGGGAAGCAGGGGCAGCAGGCTTACGCCGCGCTCAACCCGGCGGAGAAGGGCATTGTCGGGCAGGTCAGGCAACTGGAGTCCTCCTTTAGGACGATGGCGAAGGCTGTCCAGCCGACGGTAGTCAAGGTGTTCGCTACCGCGCTGCAAGGCGTCAGGGCGTTGATGCCGTCTCTCGGCCCGCTGATGCAGGCAGGCGCTAACGGCATGCTGAAAATGACGCAGGAGTTCGCTAAATTCGCTGCCTCACCCCAGGTTAAGCAGTTCCTCGCCATCCTCGCCCAGCATGCCCCGGCAGCAATGGCGGCATTCGGCACCATCATGATCTGGGGAATGCGCATCATCGGCGGTTTCATCGAGCTGTCGTTCAACTGGGGCCACAACTTCAGCCAGCTGGTGCAGCATATTGACGCGGCGGCTAACGCCGTGGGCAGGTTCGGTGCTGCCGTCGGGCACGGTGTCGGCGTGGGCATTGCCTGGTTCGGCAGGCTCGCGTCATCTGTCAGCGGTTCCGCAGGCAGGGTGTCAAGCGTGGTTGCCGGAATCGGCAACGGGATCAAGCGCGTGTTTTCCAGCGCAGGCTCATGGCTTATCAACGCAGGCCGTGACATTATCAACGGTCTCGGCCGGGGACTCGTTGCTGCATGGGGTACCGCCTGGTCGTGGTATACCCACATCAACGGGTGGATCACAGGCTACTTTAGATCTGCGGGTGCGTGGCTGATCACCGCCGGGCGTAACGTCATCGGCGGGCTTGGCAGAGGTCTTGTTGCCGCGTGGAACACCACCTGGTCTTGGTTCTCGCACATCAGCGGATGGATTGCCGGTTACTACCGGTCTGCCGGTAGCTGGCTGATCAACGCTGGCAGGGCCGTCATTACCGGCCTGTGGAACGGCCTCAAGAACGTCTGGAATACGGTTTGGGGCTGGGCAGGGCACATCCACCAGTGGATAGCCAGCGTATTCGGGAACGCCAGGGGCTGGCTCGTCCAGGCCGGTAAAGACGTTATCCAGGGGCTCTGGGACGGCTTTACCTCCGTCTGGAAGAAGGTAACCGGCTGGATTGGCGGCCTGGCCGGGTGGATCAAGGCGCACAAGGGACCGGTCAGCCTTGACCGGAAGCTGCTGGAACCGGCCGGGCGCGCGCTCATGGAGGGGCTGCGCGTCGGCTTGCTCGGCGGTTTCGTCCCCATCAAGGGCATCATTTCCGGGGCTGCCGGAACCATCTCCAACGGCTTCTCCGGGCTTTCCAAGCTCGGCCTCTCCGGCCTCAAGTCCGTCGGCGGCTTCTTCAGCAAGTTCTTCGGAGGCGGCGGCGGCAGCGGCGTCCAGCAGTGGGCCGGACTGGTGTCGCAGGCCCTGGGCATGCTGCACATGCCGCAATCACTGGCGGGCCGGGTGCTGTACCAGATGCAAACCGAGTCGGGCGGCAACCCTAACGCGATCAACCTTACTGACATCAACGCCAAGAACGGCGTTCCGTCCCAGGGGCTGATGCAGGTCATCCCGCCCACGTTTGCCGCGTACCACGTTGCCGGTACCTCGTTCAACATCCGTGACCCGCTGGCCAACATCGCGGCGGCCATCAACTACGCCCGGTCCCGGTACGGCCCGTCTCTCGGAGCGCTGGGTTCCGGCCACGGCTACGCGAGGGGTACCAGCCACGCTATGAGCGGCTGGGCGGTTGTCGGCGAGCAAGGCCCGGAGATGGTCAACTTCCGCGGCGGCGAACGGGTCGTCCCGAACAAGGCCCTCGGCGGGAACACCTACAACGTTTCGGTGCACGTCGAAGGTCATGCCCTGTCCAGCAAGCAGGAGATCGGGCGGGAGGTTGCAACAGCCCTAGGCGAGTTCGAACGCCGGGGCGGCAGCGTCCCGTACCCAAGGAAAAAAGCATAGGTTCCGAGCACAAGTGAGGCCGGGCGAGTCCTCGTACCCGCCCGGCTTCTTCGTCCCCGGACTCAAGCGTTTTTCTTACGTTCTGAGGTGGCAACGTCCAGTTTCAGCCCGTCGCGCGAGGCGATGAACCTGACGCCAGCGTGCATCATGGTTTCCCGGCGAGTCTCCGCGTCGGCATCCAAGAACACGTCAGCGACGTAATCACCCGTCGGTACGCTCACCCGCCGCGCCGGGGTGACAGGCTGCGCGCGCAACTCGGCTATCTCCGCGCGGATACCCGCCAGGCGATCATCCCAGTCGGGAGACTCAAGGTCCAGGTTGGCCAGGTCAAGTTTAAGCTGGTTGATGTCGTCTTCCCAGTCATGGCCGGGTATCACCTCGTGCCGCATGACCGGCGTATCCCCGAGCATTTTCATTACCTGCCCGGCCGCCTCAGCGTCGGTGGATATCAACGGCAGCATGAGCCGGGGGGTCTCCGGGCAATCGGCGTTCCGGCAGTAGTAGTAGCGGTACCGGTGTCCACGGCCGGACCAGATGGGGTGCATCCCCTTGCCGCAGTAGCCGCATATCAGTACCGAGGTGAGCATTTCGCGGTTCACCTCACGGGGGCCACGGTGGTGGGTGCGCGAATCCAGTCGGTCCACCAGCGCGTTGTGTTCGGCTACGGAGACGAGTGGTTCGTACCGGAGCACATGCTGCCCCTGCTGGAGTCGTCCGCAGATGGACATGTCACGCAGCAGGCGGCCGATGTTGTTGCGGTGCCAGCGGGGGCCGTCAAAGCGCTTGTCCGGCCGGTTGCGGGACGGTACGCCGCGACGGTTGAAGTCCCGCGCTATGGCGTCCAGCGTCTCTCCGGCGAGGTACCGGGTAGCAGCCTCACGCACGGCCGGGCCGGTTACGGGATCTACTTCAAGGGCTTTGTGCCCGCGTTCGCCGGTCACCCGGTAGCCGTACGGAGCTTTGCGGGCCAGCGCACCGTGAGATTCCAGCCACTCCCGCGTCTCGCGGTTGCGGGCGGTGATCGTGCGGAGTTCGTACTCCGCCAGCCTGCCCAGCAGGTCCCAGATGATGGGCGAGGCCAGGTCCCCGTCGGCCGGGGGCCATTCGAGGTGGGGGCTCAGCACGATCAGGCGGTGGCCCGTATCCTCGCACCAGTCACGCAACCTGGTCAGGTGCCGGGCGTTGCGGCCTACCCGGTCCAGGTCGCTGGCCAGGATGACATCAAAGTCGTCTGGCCGGGCCAGCCACGCGCCCAGGGCCGGGCGGGTGAACGGGTCGGTAGACCCGGACACGTCGGTGTCTTCTGCTACCCATACCAGCTCGTAGCCGTAGGCATCGGCAAACCTCGCTACGGCATCGCTGCGCCGGTCAAGCCCGATGGCATGCCCGCTGGTGCCCACTACCTTGGACATCCGGGCCGCTTCGATTGCTCTCATCATCCCGCCATGCTACGCTGCGTGTGTTCGCTTGGGAAGCGTAGGAGTCGTAGTACGGCTCGAGCGCGATCACCTCATCACCGGGCTCCAGCAGCGCGAGCATGGCGGCGGCGACGGCCTCGGTGGCCCCGGCGGTCACGAGGACCTCCGTGGCCGGGTCGAAGTCAAGCCCGTAGAACTGGCGCTGGTGGCCGGCGATCGCGTTTCTCAGCCCGGGGATGCCGGGGCCGGGCGGGTACTGGTTTCCCTTGCCAGTCAGGACGGCGTCGGCGGCCGCCTGGGCGATGCTCCGCGGGCCGTCGGTGTCGGGGAAGCCCTGGCCGAGGTTGACCGATCCGGTCGCGAGCGCGCGAGCCGACATCTCGGCAAATATCGTCGTGCCGAGTCCCGCCAGGCGCCGGTTAAGCAACGGTCGCTGCACCCCTCCATCATGCCCCACTCGCCTCCGGCCGCTGTGCCCGCCCGCTCGCCTCCGGGCCGCCTGAACACGCCGCCTTCCCTCGTCGCTCGGCACAAACCGCCTCGCTCCTCAGTCCACTGCGGCGTGGCGGCCCTTCGGCTCGCGGGATTCCGGCTCGTGGGGTTACTTTGACGGGTATGCGTATCGCCTTGTGCCAGATTCCCGTAAGTTCCGATGTTTCCGTAAACCTGTCGCGGGTGCGCGCGGCACTGACGGAGGCCGCCGCCGGGAACGCCGAGCTCGCCGTTTTTCC